ATGGCGATTTCAGAAGCTTGGCTAAAAGCTCAACTTGGTAAAGACAGAGAAAAAATAGAAGAGTTCGCCGATCGCGATGCCATGAGTGTTCGTATTACTCCTAAAGGTAAAATCGTCTTTCAACTACGCTACAGGTATAACGGCAAGCAGCATCGACTGGATCTTGGTTCATATCCGAACTTATCATTAAAAAATGCACGCGTAGAATCAGATCGGCTTAGAGCAGAACTTGAAAAAGGGCTTGATCCAAAACAGGTAAGATTAAAAGAGAAGGTGAGTATTAGAGATGCATACACACTAGAGACTTTGTTTTATGAATGGTATGAGAAATTCTGTGTACCCAATAAATCTAGTCATAATGAGATAAAGCGCTCTTTTGAGATATACGTGCTTCCAAATATTGGCAAACAGAATAGTGATGATGTAAGCGCATATCAGTGGCTGTCATTACTGGAGGATGTAGCAAAGAAATCACCTTCCATTTCTGCCCGTCTTTTGATTAACGCAAACCAGTGCCTCAAGTGGGGACAGAAGCGCGGTTTAATCTCAGTCAATCACCTAATGAATGTTTCAGCCAAACATGACCTGCGTATTGAAAAAGGCGTAAAAGAAAGAGCGCTGAGCGACAAGGAAATCTATTTAACTTGGTATGCCCTCAAGCGAACCAAGATGACTTATAAAAATAAGCTGTTTCTGACACTATTGGTTATCTACGGCTGTCGTGTGGGTGAGCTTAAGCTTGCTAAAAAATCTCATTTTGATTTAAAAGAAATGATATGGACTGTTCCTCCTGAAAATCACAAAACAGGTAAGAAGAGTAAAAAGCCGATCTTAAGGCCAATTACGGAAAACATTAAACCTTACTTGCTTGAAGCAATGGAATTCAGCCAAGGTTCTGAGTACTTGTTTACAATTGATGGGACAACAAGGCCGCTAGGTGAGACATCCCATCTCACAATGCCAAACAACATTTTCCAATGGCTTAAGAGGCATAAAGGTATTGATCTGGAGCACTGGTCTGTACATGATCTTCGCAGAACTATGCGTACCAATATGTCAACGATTGCACAGCCTCACGTTTGTGAAATCATGTTGGGGCATGCGCTTCCAAAGATATGGGGTACATACGATAAGCATGATTATCTATCTGAGCAGACTGAAGCGTACGAGAAGTGGGTGGATAGGCTGGAATCGATTTGGAAGAATGAAGCGCTAGATAACTAGCGCTTTTTTTTGTAGTGGCCACGACTCATACCAACCCAAAAGTTTGCCAGAATCATAGTTATTTCCTGCGCCTCTGCATTCAGAAAACGGTTTAGGCATAGGGTTTTCGTAAAGTTTGCCATCTTGCCAACGGTTTAGAGTTCGTGACGACCTACCAAATATTTCCTCTAAGTCGGGAGTTTTTAGTACTGGGCGTGAACGAAGTGCCTCCTTAATAGTCATTCCTTCAAACTTATTCATAGTCCCTCCTTATGTTTAACTGTTACTTGATTTGCAATTTTGTCTTGATATCCGAAATGAACAAGACTGTGATAAAGGGCAGAGGCTTGCTCCGCCGTGAATGTTTTGGTTGTACCTGTCTGGCCTATAACGAGTGGAGCAAATTCTTCGGCAAGGTCTTGGGCGATGTGTTGGAGGTTAGTCATTTTCTGTCTCTCCAGCGTGCTTCTTTTAGCTTTGCATTAATAACTAATGCATCAATTTCACTGGCGTTCACCTTGTCAAAAATATGCGTCATTTTCACCCCGAACACTGTGAGTGTTCGGGTTAAGGTGGAGTATTCATACTTCATGAAGCCACCTCACTAGATTGATTCTCCAGCTCAAATCGACGTCGCTTCACAGAGCCCATCAACTTTGGTTGGATCTCAGGGTGGCGGCTATACACCTCAATTTCCAAACAATCTAATTCAGTTAAATCTTTGGCATTTTCGATTTGTACCATCAATGATGGTGGTTGCTCTTCACTACCTGCTGTGGAAGCGCTGAGCTCATTTAAACGATTGTGAATAACAGTTAGCAGAGGTTTACGTTGCTCTTCTGACCATTCACTGGTGTATCTAACTAGTGCATTTGCTTCTGCAGGTGATTGAGCACTTGCGGCACGCTCCAGTAATCCGTTTAATAGACTTTGATGCTGTTCATCATTGCTATTTTGAGTTTGAAGTAGTTGCTCGGCATTTTGCTGTAATCGCTTAAGTTCACCCACTTGTAGATCATTAGATTCATCTGATGTCTTTTTTTCTACAGGAATTGAGGCTGTATCCGCTGCCTCGAGTTCAGGTTTACTTTCCTCTGCATCCTTTTCTTTGGCTTTACGTCCACGTTTTTGTTTTGGTGGAGCATTCATTTCAGTAAATTCAACAATATCGGCTTGGCGATATTCACGGTCAAAGAGTTTACAGAATGCCTCTGCCTGTAGCTGTGCGTTAGCTAGATCGCGTTGCGCAAAGCCACGTGCGACAGATTGATTTATTGCTTCATGACAGACTTGGTATTTATGGTGATGTATCTCGCCATTGGCCTGAACAATATAAATATCATCACCATGCTCAACTTCATCATCATTTAGTGGTTTTGTAAAAGTAATGCCCGCAACTTCGATAGTGTCGATCTTGATGCAAAACTCATAACCCGGTTTAGCAAAAACAGTGGCAGGGAACTGGTCCAAATCATCAAAAGCGATTAATTCACCTGCAGCGCGGCACATGATATTTCGCCCAGCCATCATTGCTTCAAAAGCTTCAGTACCATTTAAAATGTTCATATTCTTATCCTTCTAAATTTAGTGGTGTAAAGCTTGCTGTTGGTTTTGGTTTACTGGAGTCCAACCCATTTGATCCGCTCTTGCTTGGCAAGCTTTTGAAATACCTGCAAAGTACTGAGTGCCATTAAAGGTCTCTAAAGCTTTATCAAGAGTGGCTGCTTTCTTGGCATGACGAATGGACTCTAAGGCTGCGTTATAGCGATCGTGTAAACTAGGTTGCTGAGTGTTGTTATTCTGCGACTGGTTGGCTTGTTGTCTGTTTTGGCCTTGTTGCTGTGTCCGCTGCTGGTTGTTGGACTGATTTTGATTTTTGGTGCTGTTGTTGACTTGGTTGTGATATTCATCCGAGTCATAGTCTTTAGTGTCGTCAATCAGGAATAGACCATTCAAAGCATACTTCCGAGCATATGAACTTGAAGCACCAAAGGTCTGTGCTACATCCATCCCTTTCTTGCTAATTTCCACACCTGCATGGGCTTTAACAATGGTTTGTTTGCCGTCTGCATCAGTAAAAACTACATTGGCAGTGACAATCACTACACCGCCAACCTCAGTCACGTCATCGGTGATGACCAGTGTGGCATTGTACTTTTGTAGCAAAGGCTTAACTGCTTCAAGGATGTCTTCGCAGTTTCGGTAGTTGTAGTTACCAAATGAGTTGCGTTTGCACTTTGGCGCTTTAAGTTCAAGTTGAATCTGTTGAAGTGTAGACATATCAAATTTCCCCTTATGCCCAGAACAGTGAGCCTTTAGCTCGTTTATATGATTTTGGATAAGAACGTGTAAGTGACTTTTGAAGGCGAACAGCCATGGTTTTTCTTTGCTGGAAAGCTCGTTCACGTTCAAAGTTTTCACGGATCCAAGGTTTGGCTGCATGAACCTCAAGAGTGATTAGCTGTTCGGTACCATCCTTATTCACCACATAGATATGGCGACCTTTTTCAAAATAGGTTGAATGGCCTAGACGCATACGGATGTTGCCTTCGTCATCTTGGCTGATGAACTCAGAAAACTTTTGAGTAGAAGTAGTCATTAGCCTGCCTCCACTAAACGGTGTTTTTCGATATAGCCTTTGATGAGGGCATTGAAGTTCTGATGGTCGATGTGGTTTGTGAAGTCGTTGTATGGATTGCCTAGGGCATCTGAAACGGTCACTTCATCAAGGTTGGTTACGTCGACAGCAGTGAATTCACTACCCGGTACGCCGTAGCTGTCTTCAAATGCTTCAACTTCAAAACGTGCGGTAACACGGAAACCGTCTAATCGGATAACAGCTTCGCCGTGGTTTTCACCAGTCATATGTAATGCAAGGAGTTGATATTCGGATGGGGCTACGTTGGCAACTATTGGTTGTGCAGCTTGTGGTGCTGTTTTAAACCCACAGCTAAGCACGCCTATTGTTACAGCAGCTACACCAAGAGATATCTTGATGCTATTGAAAGGGGATAAGGTTTTGTTCATAATTGATCTCGCAGTTTCTGTAAAAGCACACATGATTTGACGGTCGGTGTGCTTTTTTAATGTCTGTGAGATAAATATGAACTAACGGTTCAATATTGTCAAGAACCAAAAGTTCAACAATATGCACAATTGAATTATTGGTTCTTATTTTGTGTTTTAATAGACAAAAGAAAACCCACCACTGGGGTGGGTTGGATGGAGTCTTTAGAATGATTGGTATTACAAAAGATGGCAGGCTTGTTGCTATAAAGAAAAATTCTAGTACTGGGGGGCTGCGCTTTGTGGGTATTTTGATTACCGATCCGCAGGAGCTATCTGATAACTATAAACAAATCAAACTTCACTTCCAGAGCCCAAGCGATCAATACAATCTAACTCATTGCCAAGATATTTTACATATACCACTGAGCCGAGTAGAGGTTCTTCATGGTGAGCAACCATTAGTACCTTGTACGTCCTCCCATTTGCTAAGACTATCCATTCACCAATTCTTGGATGGGTTTCAAATTGATGTGCGAACAAAGATTTTTGGGCGCCTTCGCAAAATTCTATCAAAGAAATTTCAATCATAATTTACTCCACCCGATCTGTTCTTAAGGGCTGCGTCGGGTTCGCAGTTTAAAAAATCATAGAAACCCAACAAAGGGTAACTACAACAAAGAGTATCCCTAGTTTCATATAGTCAAATTTATTCATCTTAGATTCTTCTTATCAACCTCAAGTCATGCTTGGGGTTTAGAATACTTTCCTAAAAAGTCATCAATCCAACCTTGTGCTGTATCAAGATTGGTTATATCAGCTAGTTTTAGATTAGTGCCTTCCTCTTCATTAAAGCCGTCAATAATCGCTTCAAAGATATTTATCTCACCAATGAACTCTCGTGCTATTTCCGCAGGGTCGTAGCTTTGTTTGGCTTTTTTGAGTGCGGCTATTTGTTTATCAATTCCTGCGCCAATTTTTTCTAATGCCAATTTGAACTCTTGACGATTAATTGTTAGCGCAGTTTTGGATTTATTAAGTGTTGCGATCATTATGCTTTCCTTCTTTAAGGACTTTTATTACACAAAAAGTTGAATTCGTTTAAATTTTTTATTCATCTCAATTTGGCTTTTGTAAAATTTATCTTTATCAGTTGCTTCAATAAAATCGTTAAAGGTACTAGCTTCAAGAAGTCTATAAATAAATCTCTCACCAGTCCTAAGCACTACCGTTAATAAAAAGTGCTGATATAGCACGTAGCTGATATTGCGCGAATTTACTTCAATTCTTTGCATGTTTGGTATTTTGTTTCCTTATATTTGTGTGCTTTAAATAGCTTAAAACCCAAGCTTTGATGTGTTTGGGTTTATTCTTATTTATTAAAGCTTCTTAGGTGTTCAACTACTACCCCAATGATACGAATCTCTTGCTGAGTTGAGTTCATGGTTGGAAAGTCAGGGTTTAATGGAACTAGCTCAAAAGTCTCCCGTCCATGTTCGTCATAACCAATTGCACGGTATTTTTTAAATGTAGCTTCATGACTACCATTCTGAGCAATTACATAACAACCAGGATAGGGCGGTTTTGAGGCATCAACCACCAATTTGTCGCCAGGATTAAAGTCTGGCGTCATGCTTGCACCTGAAACCTCCAGAGAGAATACACACTCAGGTTTTGCACTCTGATAAGTAGTGTAAGTCTCACTTTTGGGATTGAGACCATCATATCCAACATCATGAAACAGTCCTGCTTGAACGTAATCCAATACGGGAATTTTGCGTAGAGGTGATGTATCAGGGCGAACGTTGCCAAAGCTTGATTCTGGCGTTGTTTGAGTTGGGGGCTCTCCATCGCCATTGAGTAGCCATTCAGTAGATACGCCCAGAAATTTGGATAATTGAGGGAATTTTGACGTTTCAGGCATAGCTTCGCCTTTTATCCACTTGCCAGCCCCTTTATCTGATATCTCAAACTCTTTGCTGAGAATTCTTGCTCGACCACGAACAGGGTAGCCTTTCAGATCCATAGCTTCATTTAATCGTTTAGCAAAATCTTCTTTGATTTTATCTGTTGAAGTATTCATTAAAATTACCGATGAACCAATGGTTCAATAATAATAAGTATTGAAAGAACTATCAGTTCTTGTTAGAGTTGAACTATAGGTTCAATAATGGTTAGGGTTATGCTTACTATAAAAAGTGCAATTACATGCGCTGGTGGCGTGAAAGTGGTTGCTAAATCAATAAACATCACCGAAAGAGCAATCTATAAATGGATTGCAAGAAACACGCTTCCATATACAGATTACAAGGGCGAAACCGACTATGCGGAGCAAATTTCTGCATTAACAGATGGTGAGCTATCGAAGTCGCAAATATTAAAAATTGGCTTGAATAAACAAAGCGATCTCCCTACACAAACGGTGAAAGTATGAGCCTTGATAAAAAATCTACACATGTGCGTTTGTCTCCTGAGAACCATGAAAGAGCAAAAGCTCTTGCTGAAATTAAAGGGAAAGATTTAGCCCAGTACCTTGCATATCTTTTAGAAAAAGAAATAGCAGGTGAGTGGCATGTACTTAATTTACAAGCAAAAACTTTTGAGCGCTTGGGAGTGTCAGCTTTGTTGCGGGATTTAAGCACTGAGGTTGAATTTCGAGAGGGATTTGAAGGGATTGACCATATTTCAAGCAAAGAAAAAACCTGATCTTGGGGATCAGGCTTTTTCAGCATTCATTACTCTAGGATGGAATAAATGAACAACCAAAATGTAGCACAAGTTTTAATCAAAAAAAAGCCTGAGTTCGACGTCAGGCTTTTAAAGATATCCAACCATGCGGAGTTAGATATCTATTTGAATCTAGCACATAAATTGGGCAAAAAAAAGCCTGATTTCGTGGATCAGGCTTTTTCGTATTCATCAACTTTAGAGGTGTTAAATGAATAACTTAAATTTAGCACAAAATTTAATCAAAAAAAAGCCCGAGAGTTGAGATCGGGCTTTAGTATTCAATTCAGAGGGTACATCTTAATGAATAATCTAACTTTATCACAACAACCTATTGAAAACAATGTGAATACAGATTTCATCAAAGGTGACGTTGTTGTTTTAAGTGACCTAAATCTTTTGTCTGTAACTGAACTTCTGACGCTCCAAGACTTTGATGGGGAATTTTGGACTACGGATCACTCTATAGGCCGTGTATCAGAAAAAGTAATCCGTACTGCCACTACAGCAGAACTACAGGCCAAGCGCCGCTTATCAGCAGCTGAACAAGCCTTAGCGGAGGTTCCATGATTACCAACAAGGCTATTCAAAAGAAGCCTGAGCATAAGCAGGTGATTGAGCTCCAATCATGGTACGAGCCAGCACTACGTACATTAGATGGATTGCTGGAGATCCGTAGGGCAAATCTACGCAAGATCAAAGGTGATGAGAATAATGCCGCAGTCACGCGAGATGAGTTTATGGAAATGCTGATCAATGATCATCGCATTTCAGCTTGGTATGCAGGTGAAATCATTTCAAGCCTGCATCGAGCAGGACAGATTTTTATGTTTGGGCGTTTCATTCAGATGAATGATGAGGTAGGTGAGTTGTGAGCTTAGATGCAACGATTTGGGTATGGAAAGTACGTCAGAAGCAAAAGAAAGGCGGCAGCTTAAAACCACTTAAAAAGCTCGTTCTTTTATCACTTGCCGACCGAGCAAGTGAAGATCATTGTGCCTATCCAAGCATGGCGCGGTTGGTGGAAGATACCGAAATGGACCGTAAAACTGTGCTTAAAATCATCGAAGAGCTGATAGAAGATGGCTTAATTGTCGATACAGGTGAGCGAAAAGGGCGTACAAAACAGGTCAAAGTTTATCAATTACTGGGTGTAAAGGGTCGGGAAACTATCCCAACAACGGTACTCTTAAACACTGAAGACACTGATTTAAACAGTCCCAACGGTGGAACAGTTCCAACAACGGAACAGTTCCAACAATTCCATGAAAGAGTCCCAACAATTCCGTTAAACAGTCCCAACGTTGGGACACGGAATCTTTCAAAGAATCTCTCATTAGAATCTAAAAATAAAAAAGACTGGCTTTGCTCAAAAAAACTTCGTGAAGAAATTACTTTGGCCGATGACAGCATCGATCCAGAAACCTTCATGACAGCGAAATGGGTGAAACGAGAAAAACGCGCCTTTGAAATTTACAACCAAGACAAAACCATTTGCGATGAACTTTTGAATTTCTACTTTGCAGATTGGCTGCTGCATGCCTACCGAACCAAGTATTCCCAAGAAACCAAAACGGGATACGCAAAAACACCTGCAGCAGAACCGAAGCAACTCACTGACAAACAAATCTCAGCGTTCGCTCAGAAACTTGCACACCTGCCTGAGTTTGCGAGTAAGCACAGCGCACCGGGTGATTCATACGAACAACTGGCATCACGAATCAAAATCAAGTTGATGAACCCAGCACAGGCGAAGAAATGGGAAACATACCTCAAGCAGGTTGGCTTTACTGGAACGCTTATGGGGGCTACAGCATGATCAAGCCTATTCGCAAAAAGCTGAAGTTTGTACACGCCTTTGATTACTTTGCTCAAATCATTGGACTAGCACTAAAAACCAATGGGCGAATTTGGTCAAAGGAAGTGAGTGAGCAAACAGGTGTATGTATTCGCTCAGCACAACGTTATTTGGCTCAACTTGAAGATTATGGATATTTGTACAGCGATAAAAATACGCCATGCGGATATCGGCCTACCGCGAAAGCCAAACAGTTGTTTGAGGTGAAGGGATGAAATTAAAAGTTGGTGATTTGGTTGTTCCTTATGACGAGGCTGAAGCAAAAAAACTAGCTAATTGGAATCCTCAAGGTGATTTGAAAGTCATTTTAATAAGTATTGGTAAACGGTCTAAAGAAACGAATGTAACGGCAGCGGATGAGCGAGGCGTTCGATATTACTCATTACATATGGCGTTCAAAAAAGTAAATGTTGCGGGTGGTGTATGAGCGAATTCGAAGAAGTTGGGAAATGGTCGTGGGAGGTTCAGGTGGAACAACAAGCCAGAATTGATGAGTTGCAAAAGCGGATTGATTCAGCATTAAAGATTACATCAAAAATGGCAGCTGCCACTAATGCTACAGCTCTGTGGGCATATGACTTGGATAAAGCCCTCCGAGGTGCCAGTGAGTAGCAGCTACTCCATTGCTGAATACAAAAAGATGATCGGTGCGAATAAGGCCAAAAGAGGATCTAAGCGCCCAAAAGTTAAAGGTGAAAAGGTGCAGAGTGAGGTGATATTGGCCACTGCACTGAGAGTTTTAAAGATTGAATTTGAGCAGGAGTTTAAGTTTCACCCTACACGTAAATGGAGAGCTGATTTCCATTTGAAGGGCAAAAAGATATTGGTCGAAGTGGAAGGAGGGATCTGGAGTAATGGCAGACATACACGGGGTAAGGGGTACTTAGGAGATTTAGAGAAATATAACGCAGCAACAATGATGGGTTATCAGGTAATACGGTTTAGCACCGAGCAAGTGAAAAGCGGCAAAGCGATTGAGCAAATAGAGAAGATGGTAGGGGATTTGGGATGACGGCAGCAGTAACGATTATGCAAGCGACAGATTGGTCGAAATACAGTTTTGAGGATTGGTTACGTCAGTTTGGGGCTTGGATCAATGGTGATACAGAAACCATGGTTCGGGTTGTCAAGACTATGCCGACTAAGCGAATAACTCAACAGCAGCGTGAAAAGCTGCTAGCAATGTATTTGAATGATAAAACCTTAAAGGATCGTCTTTGCATTCAACGCCGTGGGACATGCTGCCAGCTCAACAGTAATGAAGCCCGTGCTGTAAATAAGCTAGTTCTTGATATTCAGAGTATTCAGGATGATATTGTTCAGGACTGGGTTTCTGCCATTTGGTCTCATTATGTTATGAGTAATTCGATTCGAGATATTGCTGCAAGTAATGACACGAATATCGCACAGATCCAACAAGACATTAAATGTGGGTTAGCATTCATTAAATCCCGCTATCCACATTTCACTTTTGATAAATTCACAAAGAAGTCGATAAGCTAGAAACCAGTTGACTGTATATACGGGGTATGGCATATTTCAGTTATAGTGGACGTACATATGGAAATTCACTCAATTACCGTAAAGAGCTCATCATTTGATGGGCTTTTTTTGTTGCTAGATAATTTGGTATAAAATGTGAATGAGATCTCAATATAAACCAAGTATATTAGTTGGTATTAAGTTCTCCATGATAGTTAATATCAGTTTATACCTGCACCTTCCCCAAGTTGCAGGTTTTTTTTGCTTCATTTTTTATGCAATTAATGATTTAATTATTTTGTTGTAAATAAAAACAACGATTCCTTGTATCAGCGCACATGACCAAGGGGAAAAGCCTTACAGAGATGTAGGGCTTTTTTATTGCTGTATACAAATTGCATGGGTTTTGATGGGCTTTTTAAACAACTAAGATGGTATAGTGACACTCTCTTTTAAGTGCTCCTCTATATGCCTGAAACCTATAAATACATTTACACTCAGATAAGTATATTCGGTTCATTACCAACACATAAAGTTCTTATAAATAGTACACATAACAAGACCAAATTAATTTTCGCTGATAATACTTTTGTTTATGGGGCTGTTTCTGATTGGGCAGTAGGTCTATCCGGGCTTGATTCGAGAAAATCAATATGGTCGGAAGAACCCAAGTTGTTTTTAGAGGGTGAAAAGAGAAGATTGAGCCTCTATCGAGCATCTCATCCAGCATTTATAACTGAAGCAATTTTAGGGTAGGCTTTAGATATTTTGAATGTCGTTAATACTATAAGTACTTATATTTCAAATAAAGTTTGCTTTGTGGGTGCTTAGGGCGTATAAAGCTAACTCGTTGATGCGGGATGGAGCAGTCTGGTAGCTCGTCGGGCTCATAACCCGAAGGTCGTTGGTTCAAATCCAGCTCCCGCTACCAACGAAAAAGATTCAAAGTTTATAGCCTAGTCCCCGTGGATTAGGCTTTTTTTATGGCGGCTTAACTTTAATCGTAGTGGTTTAAATTTTAATGCCGCCACCCAGATATTTACATACATCGAAGCCCTGTCAAATAATCGGGCTTTTTTGTTGCCTGAAATATGGCAATCATATCCTGTGAGTGTGCCAGCTTACGGAACATGCCTTGAGTAAAGGCCTAGTTATTTTAGGCAATTCCAGCTGGGGCTTGGCAACCCGACCTTAATGAGAATGAAAGCAAGTGAAGTTGACCGTGCATGTAAGGTTGATGTGATTGTGAGTAGCGTTTGGCGCCGCGAAGAGGGCTTTCCTATCGCTATAATTTCTTAAAATGTATTTTAAATACATATAATGAAAATAAATTAGCATTTTTATTAAATCAATTTATTCTTTTTCCGTTGTTATATAGCGACACATTTACCCAAATCAGCGCAAATGATAAGGGAGCCCATATTATCACTCATAATGTGGGCTTTTTTATGTCTTAGGTAAACGCAAATAATTCAATCAAACATCATATCCTTTGTGAACTAAACGTGATATTTATCAAAAATATACGAAATAAAATCATTGATTGAATAGCAAATATCGAGTAATTTTTTCATTAGGTTAGATGTTGTTATAGATCATCTAACTAGGTAAATCGATTGACACTCGGAAAGACGAGAATTACAACAAATGCTCACAGAAATGTGAGCATTTTTAATGCTCCGAGAAATGTTTTTTTGTGTAAGCAATATCGGGGCTCGTATGGCGGTTTCTTTATTCCTAGTGGTTTGTATTGAATGTCGCCACTCAGATTTCAATTAAAGTTAATTCATAAAATATTGATTTATTCTTAATTCATTTTTTCACAAAAAATTCACGAATAAGTATGCATGATTGCTGCTAGAAACAGCTGTAGTTTCTGAATGACCTTCCAAGGTCCTTATTTTAAGCCCACATCAATCTACTGCTGAGGTGGGCTTTTTTTTGCATGGAGAAAAGTAAAGCTCCGATAGTTAATGTGTTTATTTGGCCTTCATGGTGCAATTGAGATCGATTATACAATTAACCATGAAGAAATTAAGGTCTGCCGAGAATGCTTGAAGGAAGTTAAAAGCTAGAGCAATTGATGCTACTTTTTCGCCTTCCGGAGCATGTGTATAATTTCATCTTATGAAAAGACATCGTAAAAAATCTGAGCACATAATCTCAAATTGGACAACAGAACAAGACTGTTTCTTAATTGAAAATAGTTCTATGTTGATTGATGACCTTAAGGAGCACCTACCCTTCACTGAAGATGAAATTATTAATCGAAAAGAGGTGCTTGGACTTACCAGAAGACAAAAGCAACTGCGTAAATTTTTAAGCACTTAGACACTTATTTAGCAACTACGCTTTCTTGGTATAATTTCTTACATGTCTATCACTGAAAATTGTGAGAAATGTATTCTTTCGGTGTTGATAATTATTTTAATTGTGAGAGTATAAAAAAAGAACAATAAAGGGAGAAAAGTATGGCTTCACAAGATGTGCTTGTAATCTCGGTTTCGGCCTTTGTCCTTGCATTAACAATTTATGAGTTTGGGCAGATGTCGATGTTGTTTTAAGCGAACCACCTTCGGGTGGTTTTTTAATGGATAATTTAGATGTAATTCAATAATTTAGAATAAAAAGTAAAATAGGTCACAATAAATGTTAATTATTGAGTTTAACAACTTTAAATCATTCGCAAAAATCAATCGTTCTCAGTATTGTGTTTTTATAAAGTTAATCTTAATTTAGCGGCTCCTCCATTCTTCTTTATTTTGGGAGGGTAAAATGAAAGAAAAACTTGGTCTTTTTATCTTTTATACCCTGATTTTATTTGGAATTATTGTGCTAACCGTAGCATTTTTTAAATTTGATCTTTTATTGTTTATTATTAGTTTTTTCTTGGTTGTATGTGCACTTTTATTGAAGTATGAGTTTAAATTGCCAATCATCTTTTGGAAAAAAATGGAATAACATGTTAAGAGTTAAAAAAACCGCATTAATCGTAATTAGTGCGGTTTTTTAATGGGCGCAATTTATGAACGCAGACGACTACTTCTGGAAAACTAAAAAACGTCCGCCTAAGTCCAAACCACGTTCTAAACCGCTACCAAAAGCAAAAGAAGCATACTTAGAAGCAGAAGAAGAATTTGAACATGCTTTAGGTGTACTAGGCATCAAATATGAAAAGAAATTCCAATTTAAATCTACTAAGCATTGGCGTTTTGACTTCCATTTAATTGAGCATCGAATCTTGGTTGAGATTTCAGGCGGCCCTTGGTCTGGTGGGCGAGGTGGGAAATTGGCGAATAAGGCTTGGAGTCTAGACCGATATGATGATGCTGCCGAGATGGGGTACACCGTAGTACGAATTGAGTCGGCTAATCGCTACAAGATTGATGAATTTGGACCACTACAGATTGAATCAAATTTCTCATCGAAATGGCTGAAAAACTTAAAGAGACAGATATTCAATGGAACGGATCAGACCATTCCCACCGACGGATCTCATTGATCAGGCTGAGGAAGAAGAAGCAATTCGCCTTGCGCCCGCCGTGGAATTAAAAGAATGGGTGATTAAAAACTTTCTAACCATTGGTGGTCAGCTCCACAATCCAGATCATGACCATATCGCTGAGCTACTACACGATGATGAAACCTTTATAGCATTTGCTTGGGCATCATCTGCATGCCAGTCAAAAAAGCGCATGGTACTGGGGCAATGTGAAAAAGTGATGTTTAACCAAGGTGGATGGAAGAAAGCCCGGCAAGAACAGCAGATGCGCGACTGGTTTGGTTGTGTACCTGTTTATCTAATTACCATCGATGCATCATTCTGTGAGCAAGCTTCAGATCATGACTTCTGTGCTTTGATAGAGCATGAGCTCTACCACATTGGCGTAGAACGTGATCAGGATGACGAAATTATTTACAGCGACAATACTGGCTTACCAAAGCATTACCTAGCTGGCCATGACGTTGAAGAGTTCTACGGTGTGGTCAAACGCTGGGGTGCAAGCGATAGTGTTAAGCGCTTAGTCGAAATCACAAAAAATGCGCCGTTTGTATCTGATTTTAATGTGTCTGCGTGTTGCGGGAACTGTGTCATGGGTTAATTTTTTTGCCCACTTTCCTTGACGTACCTTGACGGATGGAGAGAAATGGCAAGACTTAAAAAAGCAGAAAAAGTCTTTATTGTTCGGTCACTTGCACAGTTTATGGAACCATCCCTAGTAGTAGAGGCTGTCAAGGAAAATTTCAAGATTGATGTGTCTCGACAACAGGTTGAATGCTATGACCCAACAAAGACTGCAGGTGCGGATTTATCGCAAGAGTTAGTGGATTTATTCCATGAAGCACGGAAGAAATATATTGATCAGCCGATCTACAACATCATCGGTGCAAACGACATTATTCAATTGCAAATCTTGAGTGACCTTTTGGTTTCTAAGAAAGGCAATGTAGTAATGTCGATTAAGCTGATTGATCAAATTCAGAAGATCGTGAAAGGCCACTACGAACGTAAGTTAGAAATTACTGGCAAAGATGGTGGCGCGATCAAAACTGAAACAGAGCACAGTCAACGTCCGCCGATGTTCACACCAGATGAACTTGCCAATTTAAGCCCACAGGAACTTTCACGCTTAGCAATTAATGGAAAGCTATGACTTACGCATTAGACGAAATAGCGCCCCTCATCAAAGAGTGGACGATGAACACACGCTTGCCTGAAGTCATTGCTGAGATGACAAGACGCTATTACTACAAGGCATTGATAGAACAGAATGATTTAAGCAAGCAGGCAGAAATCTACAAATGTAAAAATGATCCTGCCCATTGGTTCAATCAATGGATATGGACTTACGATCCACGGGGGATGTCTTTTGGATTGCCCGCAAATATTCCATTCGTTCTTCGTCCTAAGCAGGTTGAATTGGTAGATTGGCTGATTGAGCGTGAAAATTCACAGACTCATGGATTGATTGAGAAATCACGCGATGAGGGTATGTCCTATGTTGTTCTCGGATTCTTTTTGCATCGCTGGTTATTTGTAGAAGGATTTGCTGGTGGTGTAGGGAGTCGAAAAGAGGAACTGGTAGATAAGAAGGGAGATCCTAAAACGCTTTTCCATAAGTTCCGCGATATGTTCAGCAAAATGCCCAACTGGATGAAGCCGAAAGGGTTTGTGGAGAAGGTCCACGACAACTACATGCGAATTATCAATCCTGATAATGGTGCAACCATCACAGGTGAGGCTGGAGACAACATTGGCCGTGGTGGACGTACCACAATGTACTTTCTTGATGAATGGGCATTTGTAGAGCGGCAGGAAGCCGTAGATGCAGCTATATCGCAGAACACCAACGTTCATATTAAAGGATCTACCCCCAACGGTATTGGTGATCGTTTCCACCAAGATCGATTCAGCGGTCGTTACGCCGTGTTCACCATGCCTTGGCGAGCTAATCCCGATAAGAACTGGATGGTGGAATATAACGGGAAAATTATTCACCCATGGTATGAAAAGCAACTTGCGACGTTAGATGATGTGGTACTTGCTCAAGAGGTTGATATTAACTATGCAGCTTCTGTTGAAGGCGTTCTTATTCCTAGCACTTGGATTCAGGCAGCGATCGACGCGCATATTAAGCTTGGTATAGAGCCTACGGGTGATCGCATTGCGGGATTGGATGTGGCAGATGAAGGGAAGGACAAGAACTCATATGCAGGTCGTCATGGAATTGTCCTCAATTATCTGGATACATGGTCGGGCAAAGGAGACGATATTTTCGGTACCACACAAAAAGCCATGGATCTATCTATAGAGCAATCGATTGATACGCTTTTCTATGATGCTGATGGACTTGGTGCCGGGTGTCGCGGGGATGCGCGAGTTATTAACGAACTACAGAGAGAGAAAGGGCTGCCTGAAGTAAACGTTGATTCGTTTAGGGGCTCAGGATCGGTTCATGAACCTGACGATGAGATGGTTGAAGGACGATTGAACAAAGACTTCTTTGCCAATATGAAGGCTCAGGCATGGTGGTGGTTGCGCATGCGTTTTCAGGAGACTTATAGAGCTATTGAAGGGCGTGAATATGATCCTGATATGCTCATTTCATTATCCAGTGATGAATTGGAAGAAAAAGAACTCGCTCTACTTACCACCGAGTTATCGCAGCCGACATACACAAAAAACGGTACTGGCAAAATTTTGGTAAATAAACAGCCTGATGGTACTGCATCGCCAAACCGAGCAGATAGCGTAATGATTTGCTTTAACCCTCAGGTTTCAAGCCTAAACATTTGGAACAAACTTTAATTCGGGAAAATCCATGGGATTATTTAAATTTACTGCGGATAGTTTTCAAAACTTCGCGGCCCGAGTTGGCTTGGGCGCTGGTAGTCAACATGATCAATCAACATATGGTTTTAACTATTTAAGTCGTAACAGAACTTTACTTGAATCAATGTATCGATCGTCTTGGGTGGTAGGTCAAGCTGTTGATGTTGTCGCTGATGATATGACCCGTGAAGGCATAAATATGCAGGGGTTAAGTGGTCCCGAAGAAACTGAAGAATTAAATCAGATACTTGATAATCTTCAGGTGTGGGATAAGTTGAATGAAACAATCAAATGGTCTCGTTTATATGGCGGTGCTATCGCCGTGATGATGATTGACGGTCAGAATGTTTCTACCCCACTTAATTCCAAAACTGTGGCAAAAGGTCAATTCAAGGGATTATTGGTTTTAGATCGCTGGATGGTGCAACCAGATCTTCAAGACTTGGTCACTGATTATGGTCCCGACTATGGCATGCCTAAATTTTACGATGTTGTTACGGATTCGGTCGGGCTCGTTAATCAGCGTATCCATTACTCCAGAGTATTGCGATTAGATGGTGTGAAACTTCCATATTGGCAATCTATGGCTGAAAACCTTTGGGGGCAATCAGTTATTGAGCGCCTAGAGGATCGTTTAACGTTGTTTGATAGCGCAACTCTAGGGGCGGGACAACTCGTTTATAAAGCTCATCTTCGGACGTATAAAGTTAAAGGTCTGCGTAAGATTATTGCTATGGGCGGTAGTGCTTATAACGCTTTGGTAAAACAAATACAGCAAATCAGAATGTGGCAGTCTAATGAGGGTATGACCCTTATGGATGATGAAGATACTTTTGAGACTCATCAATATAGCTTTTCTGGCTTGGATAGTATTTTGCTCCAACTCGGACAGCAGCTCTCAGGTGCTTTAGGTATTCCGTTAGTTCGATTATTTGGGCAATCTCCTGCAGGTCTTAATGCTACAGGTGAGTCCGATTTAGCAAACTATTACGACAATATTAATCAGCAGCAAGAAGGACGTATGCGATCGCCACTGCATCGTTTGCTAGAAGTGGTATCACAGTCAGCCTTAGGTAAACCATTGCCTACATCGTTCAAATTTGATTTCGCCTCGTTATGGCAAATTGATGATGAGAAAAAAGCTGGTATTGCTGAGAAAGTCGTTAATGCAATCTGTAAGGCGGAAGAATCGGCCTTAATTAGTCGCAAGACCGCGCTTAAAGAGCTTCGCCAATCTTCTGAGGTAACTGGTGTTTTCTCTCACATTACCGATGCTGAGATTGAAGAGGCAGACGAAGACCCACCTGCGCCACGGAGTGAGCATGACGATCAACCGAATGAACCCGCAGTTAGCGAGGAAAATGGAGATCCGATACAGCCAGCAGCTTAGAAAGATTGCGGGTTATGTCGATACTATTGTTAAGGGCTTTGATGTAAATGATCCCAGATCATGGCCTTTGATTCGAGCGTCGTTAAATGAGTATGGCAACACACTCCATTTTTGGGCTGAGAATGCAGCTGGTCGAATCATCACTGATGTTGCTTTGCGTAATGAAAAGACGTGGTTGATTTACGCTGAGGACTTGTCTAGAGGTGTTAAGGATCAAATCCGCAACACTGAGATAGGCGCCGTGTATCAACAGCTCTTGAATGAACAGGTACGTTTAATTAAGTCTTTACCTTTAGAAGCGGCTCAGCGGGTGCATGACCTCTCTACACGGGCTTTGATTGAAGGAAGCCGGGCGAGTGAAATATCAAGCCTGATTATGGCAACTGGTCATGTAACGAAGTCGCGGGCAAATACGATTGCTAGAACTGAAGTAAGCCGAGCATCAAGTGTGTTTACCCAAGCTCGCGCACAGAACTTAGGATCTGAAGGTTATATATGGCGGGATAGTGATCGAGTTGATGTGAGACCAAGTCACCATGCTATGAATGGTGTATTCGTATATTGGGATAAACCACCTATGCTGGATAGGCTAACGGGCCATGCTGGATGTTTGCCGAATTGTTACTGTTATCCAGAGCCTGTAATGCCTGATTATATATAAGTTTATTAACTTCGAATTTAGGTTACATTATGAGCGCTTTATAAAACTAGAGATTCTTAATGATTTCACAAGATACTTTGAACTTAATATCATTTTTTGCTGGGATTTTTACTATTATTGCGGCAGTAGCAACCTTAATTGCATTATTTTTTGCTTGGAGGATGTGGAAAACATGGAAGATTCAGCAAACTTACACACTACATCGCGAAAAGTTGATTGAAAATGAAATTAATATAATCGCTCTTTATCATTACCAAGGTAATGTAATAAAACAAATGATTGAAATAGCTCAAATTGAGTGTACTCGGGAGCTTACAGAGCAAGAGATAAATTCATATCAACAGATCATCGAAAGAATTAGAGGTAAAGAAGCTGAGTTCGAAGATAAGTACGGTTTTTGCCTGTTTACATTGGAACGGTACGGTATTTTTTATTCACCAGAGGTGCAATTTGATCTAATGGGATTTAAGAATGAAACTATCCAATGGCTCCAGAGGATTTCAGATTGTGAGAATATAGATGAACTTAATGATGCCACAGAAAATTATTATTTTCAGAGTGCAGCCGAAAGAGACGATTTGTTAATGCGATTGGCACAATTTAGGCTCACTTCCTTAAAGTAATTAGTAGGGTTTTAAACCGCTTCTATATAGAGCGGTTTTTTATTGCCTATAGAAAGGTAAAACCATGTTTAAAAAGAAACTTAAACCAAAGGCAACCGTAGATCGATCTAATTTCTACACAACAGGCCTGATCGGTAAGACAAGAGAAACCACACCAGAGGGTTATTTACTTTGCCGTGATGTGCCAATTGCTCGTATTGGAAAGCTGATCTATGGCGATGGTGAGGTGCCAGTCACTGCTGATGATAAAAAGCTTATCGTCATTGAGCGTGATGAGGATGCCTTATTTAACCCTCAAACAATTGCAAGCTTTGAAGGTAAACCCGTTACTGATGATCATCCTGATGATTGGGTAAGCCCAGAGAATCACAAAAGCCTATCAAATGGTACAGCTCATGATGTGCGCCGTGGCGAGGGTATTGAATCTGACTACTTGCTTGCAGATCTACTCATCACAAACAAAGACACGATTGATGTTGTGATGGGTGGCAAGGTTGAGATCTCTTTAGGTTATGACGCGGATTATACGGAGATCTGCGTCGGCAAAGGGGTTCAAACCAATATTTTTGGAAATCACATTGCTCTCGTTGATAAGGGGCGTTGTGGGTCACGTTGTTCAATTGGAGACAGTTTTATGTCGAAGAAAAAAATTAGTTTTGCTGATCGTATTCGTAATTTGGTTAAAACCAAAGATGCGGATGAGGCTGAAAAATTAGCCAAGGCGGTCGAGGATGAAGCACCAGATATCAAAACCGAGGACGAAGAGCCAGAGGATGAATCAGGCACTAAAACGGGTGATGCTTCTTTTCAAAAAGAAATGCGCCAGTTTATGAAGACGATGGATACACGCCTTGGTGCTTTGGAAAAGAAAAAAACCAAAGACACGGATGATCCTGAAAAGCCAACTGAAGATAATGATAATCCTGACGATGATCCTGAAAAAACCAAAGACGATATTTTAAAAGCAGAAGCAGCTGCAAAATTATCGGAAGAAGGTGTTCAAAACCATACGGGTGATTCGCTTAAACAGGTGTTATCTCGTGCTGAAATTTTAGCACCGGGTATTAAGTTACCAACGACCGATAGTGCTAATAACGGAAAGGCTGTACTGGCCGCTAAGCGCTTGGCACTTAAACAATCATTCGCTACGGCAGATGGGCAGAAAGCAATTGCACCTTTCTTGGGTGGGCAGACTGATTTTGACTCTATGTCAGCTCATACAATCGATACAGCATTCGTCGGTGCATCCGAACTGATTAAACAACAAAACAATGCTGCCGGTATTCGTTCAGGTATTTCAACCAAAGACTTTGGGCGTGCGCCAGCATCACCTGCAGACATTAACGCTCGTAACCGTGAATTTTGGGGTAAAGGGAAATAAACATGGGAAATTCAATTTTATATCGTATGCCTTCGGGCATCCCTGGTGATGTAACACGTAAATCACATTCAACCATTGAAGCGCATATCGTAAAAACTGCTTTTGCTGCCTTTGGTGTGTTTGGCAAATTGACTGCAAATGGTTTTGTACCTTTAGTTGCAGGTGATACTGCTAACACGGCATATGGCTTGATTGTGCGCTCATACCCAACTCAATCAGCCTCAAATGGCATGGGTGCTGCTGTACCGCAAACAGGCATCATGCATGACGTTCTTCGCCGTGGTTATATGACCGTACGCTGTAATGCAGGTGAAGCAAAAACAGCGGGTAAGGTTTATGTGCGTATTGCTGCAGGTACTGAATTAAAGCCAATTGGTGGTATCGAAGCTGTTGCCGATGCTGCAAATACAATTGAACTGAACAATGCTATGTTCATGCATGATGCTGATGCACAAGGCAACGTAGAAATCTCTTACAACATTTAAAAATTTAACAGCATAAATCGGGCGCACTAAGCGTCTTTTTTTATGCTTGGAGAAAACCAAAAATGAGTAAATTACTCTTAGCTACAACCATGGCTCAAGCCGTAGCAATGGGGAACCCAATTCGCGCACGTACACGCGACCAAGGGGGCTTTCGTACTTTTGATGCTCGTACCGTAGACAGTACAGGTGCATTCCTGCTTGGGGAGTTAGAGCGCCTAGACCAAACTATGCATGATCCATTGGTAAGCGTCACATGGGGCCGTGATATTGATTTGCGTTCTGATGTTTCTATTGCAGATGAAACCTCATCATTTACCAACTCGTCTTTTGCCGCAGCTGGTGGACCATCTCCATCGGGTAAATCGTGGGTCGGTAAAAACACGGATGCAATCGCAGGGATCGCACTGGATATTGGTAAAACCGCACAACCTTTGACGCTTTGGGCGACTCAAATTGGCTGGACTATTCCTGAGCTTGAGTCTGCAAAAGCAGTCGGGCGTCCTGTTGATTCTCAGAAGTATGCAGGCTTGCTGCTCAAGCACCAAATGGACACTGATGAACAGGTCTATATTGGAGATGAAGTCATTGGCGTAGAAGGGCTATTAAACTCATCTAAAGTCGGCGCGACTAACGTGAATGTGGCTTGGGCTACTGCTACACCACAACAAATCCTAGATGATGTAAACCTTGTTTTGAATAACGCTTGGTTGGCCTCAGGTTTCGCCGTGTGTCCTGATAAGTTGTTGTTGCCTCCAGTTCAATTCAGTCTACTTACCTCACGTATTGTTAGTGATGCAGGTAACATCTCGGTTCTTGAGTTCCTGAAACTGAATAGCTTGTCTAACAGCGTGAATGGCCGACCTTTAGATATTCAACCATCTAAATGGTGTGTACAACGTGGTGTAGGCAATACCGACCGCATGATGTGCTACACGCAGTCAGAAAATCGTGTTCGTTTCCCTATGGTGCCTTTGCAACGTACACCGATCGAATATCGTGATTTACGTCAATTGACGACGTACTTTGGTCGTCTTGGTGCGGTTGAGTGGGTTTACCCTGAAACTGCTTACTATGCTGATGGTCTATAAGGAGATTGATATGCCTAAACTTGTTCAAATCCTTTTATCAAAACAACTCACTGTAAACCTTGGACGCGATGAGCAAGGTCAAGCCAAAACCGTTGTTTTACAGGCTGGGTTGCAGGAAGTAGAGCAAGAAGTTGCTGAGCATTGGTTTGTAAAAGCCCATGCTCAGGAGGTCACTTCCAGTGATACACAATCACATGAATTGCAGCAGGCTCTAGATAAGGCGAATGCAGACCTTAAAATCCTGCAAGCTCAAGCTGATGCAGCTACAACTAAAATCTCTGGTCTCACTACTGATGTGAAAGATCGTAATGAAGAGATTAAAAACCTCAAGATCCAGTTAGCTAAAGCACAACAAGCTGATGCATCAAAACCAAGCGATCCACCTGCAGAGACTGAAACCAAAGCTAAAGGGAAATAATCATGCTGAATGAATCATCCTTTAGAGAGTCAATGCCGATGTTTGCTGATGAGCTGAGCTATCCATCATTTCAGTTCAATTTTTATCTTAACCTTGGAAAGAAATTGCTGCCTGAATCTCGCTGGGGTGATTCTAATGATCCTGAAAGCCTTTTGGATTATGGTCTAACACTTTTTATTGCTCACTACTTAACCCTATTTAAACGCTCAATGGCTTTATCTAGCGTTGGTGGGGATGTTGGCAAAGTTGTAGGGAATGAGACTTCTAAAGCAGTTGATAGTGTTTCCAAGTCAATGGATGTATCAGGTGTCTTAATTGCCGATGCTGGACATTGGAACCAAACAACATTCGGAGTCCAGTTTTTTCAACTGGCTTTGATGATGGGTGCGGGAGGGGTTCAGCTATGACAGTTACCGCATCAGGACAGGGCTTACTCGATATTCTAAACGCTGTTGCTGAGCTTTCTAATGTTGATGTACTGGTGGGTGTTCCTCATGGTGAAGCAAGAACCGATGGTGATAGCTTAACCAATGCTCAGATTGGATACATTCTAGAAACTGGATCACCTGCAATGAATCTGCCGCCACGGCCTCATTTGGCTCGTGGTGTAGAGGAAGTGCAAGACGATGTTGCAGATCGGCTAACTAAAGCTGTGGATGCTGCGCTTCAAGGTAATACAAAGCGTATGTATTTAAATTTGGGTGCGGCAGGGATGAAAGCTGTTATGAGTGTGAAGGCAGTCATTAACAGCGGGGATTTTGAAGAGCTTGCTCCAGCAACGATTAAAGCTCGAAAGCGCAGAAAGCGTAAATCAGAAAAACCCTTAGTAGATACCGCTCAGTACAGAAACTCACATACCTACGTTGTTTTGAAAAATGGTGAGGAGATACAACATGGCTAATTTAGATGTATCAGACGTTCTGCTCGATCCTGATTTTATGGCGATGGATCTAGTGTGTAAGCGTCTAGAGGTATCTGTTGGCAACAACGGGCGATCAAACAAATCCGAGCAAAGCTTCCAATTTAGCGGAGTGGTTACGACAAATAATGGTCAGAACATGGATCGCCGTGAAGACGGTACCTTGATCAAAGGGGCTATCAATATCCATACCCGGACAGAATTAACTGCAGGCGATGCAAACAACCAAGCAGATGAAATTACATGGAAAGGTAAAACTTACTATGTGGTACAGGTGCTTGATAATTTGCATTATGGAATTGGCTTCAATAAAGCGATCTGCGAACTCAAACCTTTGGGGTGAATATGACCGACTCGACAGTGGATGGATACATACCACCAGTCGGAGTAGTCAAGTATGACCAAGAGTTAGAAGATGTTTTTCAAGGTCTCATTGTAGGTGTTACATCCCTGCAAGGTGATTTGGTGCGTCCACGTTGGCAACAAGATCCACCACCTATGCCGGCGATTGGTGAAAATTGGTGTGCCTTTGGAGTGAAGACTATTCGCGCTGATGATGGTCCTTATTTCCATCAGAATGCTGAGGATATGGATTCAGTACGTCATGAGGGCATCGAGCTTACGCTTTCTTTCTATGGCAACCATGGGCAATCAATTGCCAATATCTTCAAAGATGGTCTGACTATTCCGCAAAACATCGCTCAATTACGACAGCAAAAAATCAAATATATCGGGTGCAGTGAAATCGTTACCGCACCCGATTTTCTTAATCAGCAATACGTACATCGCTATGACTTTGTTGCATCTTTTAGACGTAAGACTATGAGGACGTATGCGATCAAAACATTCAACAGCTTTGAAATTTAAATTTAGGAGTGGAAATGACATTACCTATTTCAAGTGTCGTCAATGTCAGTATTAGTCTGGCAGCACTGGCAGCACTGGCAGCACTGGCGGCAGGGCCTCGCTCATTCGGCTCATTACTAATCCTAGGCAGCACAACAGGTGTCATTGATACCATTGAGCGTATGCGTGAATACTCGAGCATTAAGGAAGTAGCTGAAGACTATGGCGTGGATGATCCAGAATATGCATCAGCGAAAGCATATTTCGGTCAGGCACCAAAACCACGGACGTTGTATATCGGCTTTTGGAATAAAGGGGGTGCTGATCCTGAAACAGCCGAAGAAGTAGTTGCAGAGTGTCTAGAATCTCTCAAATGGTATGGGCTGGTGTTTGCAAATGATCTAACTGACGCGGAGGCTGATTCTGTTGCATCACTGATTGAAGCAGCATCACCAGTACGACGCTTTGGTCAAACTACTCAGGATGAAAATGCGTTATTAGCGACAAGTGTCACTGATATTGCTTACAAGTTGAAGAACAAGAGCTACAGCCGAACATTCACTATTTTTTCCAGTGATAATCCACATGCAGCTGCTTCGGTGTTTGGTCGTGCATTTAGTGTCAACTTCATGGGTACGAATACAACCATTACGCTTAAGTTTAAGCAGTTGCCGGGTATTGCTGCTGAAGATCTTAAAACCCGTGAAGCCAAAGCACTGGCTGCTAAGAATTGCAACGTGTTTGCAGGCTATGACAATGGCAGTGCAATTTTGCAAGAAGGTGTGATGTGTGATGGTTCGTTCTTTGATGAAGGTCATGGGCTTGATTGGCTTCAGAACCATTTAGAAACCGCGCTTTGGAATCTGTACTACACATCGACCACCAAAATCCCTCAAACACCTGCAGGCGTAAATCGCCAATGTGGTGTGCTTGAACGTGCATGTGAGCAGGCCGTGACAAATGGGCTATTGGGTGAAGGGCAATGGAACGGTGATAGCTTTGGCGCACTAGAAACGGGCGATTACCTGCCAAAAGCGTTCTACGTCTATGCCAATAGTCTTGATGATCAAGCTCAATCAGAACGGGAAGCACGTAAAGCGCCCGTATTCCAGATCGCTACAAAGCTTGCAGGTGCCACTCACTTTGCAGATGTGATCGTTTCAGTAAATCGCTAAGGAGTAGTAAATGTCTACATATAGCTTCATGGATACCCAATGCACCTTAACAAGTGCGGAGGGCGTTGTTGATCTAGGTTATGGTGCAGCGATTGCCGATGAGGGAATTACTTTTGCGATGGCTGGAGACAAGAACACGATGACCGTCGGTGCAGATGGTGAGGGTATGCACTCACTTCATGCGGATAACTCAGGTCAAGTGACAGTCCGACTTTTAAAGACTTCACCCATCAATGCCAAGTTGATGAATATCTACATTGCCCAAAAAGCTTCACCTAAGAAATGGGGCAAAAACACAATCACACTTAACCATGCAGGTTCAGGTGATAACCACACGGCATCAAAGTGCGCATTTAAAAAAGCACCTGATTATACAAATGCTAAAGATGGCTCAACCGTGGAATGGGTATTCGACTCAATCAAAGTTGATATGAAACTTGGCACATATGAGTAATTGAAATGCAAATAACAATTAGCGGTAAAAACTACACGATCGGGCGCTTAAATGCGCTCGATCAACTTCACGTATCCCGAAAGATTGCTCCAATCATCCCAAGCCTAATTCCAATCATTAGCGAAGTTGCAAAGGGTGGGTTGTCTAAGGTGATTGAGTCAATGGAGTCGGGTGATGATGTCGAGTTGGAGAATATCGACTTAAAAGAGCTTGATGGACTTTCCACTGCTTTGTCACCCCTTATGGATGTCATTGCAGGGATGTCTGAAGATGATACCAATCTTGTGATCCATAAATGCTTGTCTGTGGTCAATCGTGATGGTGCCTTACTGTGCCGGGGCGAATCAATCATGTTTGATGATTTAGACATGATGCAGATTCTTCCACTGGTTGTTGCCGTCATTCGTAAGAACTTGGGAAATTTTATTCAAGATCTTCTTATGAAGGCATCGAGCATGAAGAAGGTCGAATAAATTTTAAGTGTTTGCCAAATCATGAAGACTGGCTTTTAAGGCCAGTCATTAAGGGTATGTGCAAATACGAATCCCTAATCGATGGAACGCTTGATCTTTTTGATATTGCTTTGATGAATGACGCTCTTGATGTCGTTGCAGACAATGAGTACTTAATCGAAGAAGCAAGGGAACGAGAGAATCAGAATAAATAAACCTCAATTTTTTGAGGTTTTTTTATTTTAAAAATATGGTGATATTTATGGCACAAGCAGGTGTGATTCGTGACTTCATGGTCGCATTAGGATTTAAGACTGACAATACAGGCTTAAAGCAGATGCAAGATGCCATGGGAGGGGTTGAGCTAAAAGCGGCAGCTTTGAAAGGTGCTTTATTTGCTTTAGCTACTGGCGCTGTTGTAGCCGTTCGTCAAACAGCAAGTGAGTTAGATAAGCTTTATTTTTCATCTCAGCGAATTGGTGCAAGTGTTACCAATATTAATGCTTACGGTAATGCTATTGCTCAATTGGGTGGTAGTGCTGAGGGGGCTATAGGCTCTCTTGAATCGCTTGCTGAGAAAATGCGTAATTCACCGGGTTATGAAAGTCAGATCAACAGTCTAGGTGTTCAAACCAAAGATGCTAACGGTGCAATGCGCGATCGTGTAGAAGTGATGAAAGATTTAATTGGTGTTTTATCTAAAATGCCTTCCCACCAAGCGAATGCTTATGCAAGCTCACTGGGGATTGATCAAAACACCTTACTGGCCATGCGCGATGGTAAGTTTGTATCCAACATGGATAAATACCAGAAGATACAAAAAGAACTCGGTATGAATGATGATCTTGCCAAATCAGGCAACGAATTCATGTCAGAGTATCGTGACCTAACCATGATGACTAAGACAGGATTTCAGGTCATTGTGATGCAGGCGGGTAAAGCTTTAATTCCAATCCTTAAACTCCTGAATACTTTAATCATGGCAGGAATATCTGCATTCAGTCAGTTAAATCCGCAAATTAAAGAGGGTTTAGGTATCGCTCTTCGTTTTGGTATGGCAGCCCTTATACTAGGTGCATTCATCAAAACATTTGGAATGATTTTTAAGTTTATCCCAATGTTGAAAGGCTTTATTGGCCTGCTGAAGCTATTCAGACTAGCTTTCCTTGCATCGCCGATCGGTATCATCCTTGCCTTAGCATCGGCTTTGTATTTGCTATATGACGACTACAAAACTTGGCGTGATGGAGGTAAATCTTTATTTGATTGGTCCAAATGGACGAACGGTATTGATAAGATCATTGCGAAGATCAAAGACTTTTTAGCCATGTTGGAAAAAGTTAAGGACAAGGTAGTTAATTTTGTTCAAAAGATTATTTCCGATCCTATTGGCGCCGTGCAAGATGTAGTTGAAACTGCAAAGGATGTTGCTAAAGATGCCGTTGAAAACATAACCAAACCAACCAAAGAACCCGCAAATGAAACTGTGGCCAAAATTAACGAGGTCAGCAAAAATATAGTTGATAGCGTTAAAGAAACCACCAAGAAAGCCGTTGATGTTGCTGTGGGCGTGGCTAAAGCTGTGCAAGGTGAAGTTAAGGGGGCGGTGGCTCAGTCAAGTAGTAAATATTCTTTCAGCTTCGGTAAAGATGTGGATAAATACATTAAAGAAGCATCTATTAAATATGGAATAGATGAAAAGATACTTCGAGGGTTTGTAAAAATGGAGGCTGGTTGGACTGGCAAGATGTCACCCACTGGGGCTATTGGTACAGGTCAGTTTGTTAAAGGCACTTGGGATGGCCTAGCAAAAACCAAAGATGGTAAAGATATTGGAATGACAAAAATTGGTAAGCGATTTAGAACAAGCGCCGATCCAAGATACAACAAGCGTGTCAATACATTAGCCACTGGTCTTTTAGCAAAACAGAATGCAGATATTTTGAAAAAATACAACATTCCAGTAACCGGCGAAAACCTATACTTGGCTCACAATATTGGCGCTGTTACTTTTGCCAAAGCTCTAACTGGTAAAGGTGCTAATTCAGATGGCTTGCTAGCAATGCGACAAAACGGGATGAAAAAGAGTGAAACTCCTAAGCAGTTTGTTAAAAGACAAGCAGCTATATATCAAAAGCATTACAAAACAGCCAATCAATTAGCCGACCCAGTTAAACCACCATCAACTCCCAAGAACCCTAAAGAGTTGGCGAAATTTGCACAAAATGCAGAAGTACCAAATGGCAACCCGCACAAGTCTCAAGTGAGCAACTCATCCAATATGACAGCCTCAAATGTAACGATTCATCAATCATTTAAAACTGATATGACTTTAAATGGCGTATCAAGTCCAATGGAATCTGCTAACGCAGTAAAACGCCAGCAAGAAAACCAGCTGGCGTTTATGGCGAGGAATGCAATGAGTCCACTTTCAGCTTAGTTCGCCTCAATGTCCTCATTAAGTTGATTTGCTCTTGCGTTATTAAGGGATACGATACAATTCGAGTGATTGTTCATTTCATTGTGATAGTTACTGTAGGTGTCGCAGTAGCTGTCACGATAAGCAATCCACGCTGTTTGGGCTTTGTTGAGTTCTTTAATGATATTTGGATTATAGGAGAGTTGTTCTTTACTTAATTCTTTTAACCTATTAAGTTTTTTTATGACTTCGTTGTACGATTGTTTCTCAAAACATGCTGCTAAGTCAGATGGATTTTTATTATTAGTTTCGCAATCCGCCCAAACCCCAGCACTTAAAATTGATGCGATTGCCAGAAGGAGTAATCTTTTCATTATTCAGATTCTCGAATAGTGGTTTTAATGCTCAAAGTTTCACTTTGATCCTGACTGTCAGCAATGCTTTTTTGTTCCTGTTCTTCACGTTGTGGATTCTGCTCCTCAAGTGGAGGAATGTAGGCATGAGCAGCTTCTTCCGCCTCCTTAGAAAACTCTTGATTAATTGTTGGCTCAAAAGCTACAGGTGTGGGGTCGCCCTCATTGTATTTTAGGTCGGAATTTTCTGATTCAGTTTCATTGATGATTTGTTCAATTGAATCAGGTTCGCTTGTTGCAGTATTTGAATCATTGTTTTTCACAAAGAAGGCAATGACAGAGGAAACAACGATCAACCAAAAAATGATTCTAATCAATGCGCCCAAAAAACCAATCGGTTTAGGCGGGGTGATAATAAAGTCATTCCCACACTTTTTACAATCATATCCTCTTTGCCAATCAGCTAAGGCAATTGGATCTACAGGTCTTGGATATTTTTTAGGTTGATTGGACATGGCTTTGACTTGAACACTATCACAATAAGGACAAGATATCCGACTCATAAATTCCCCCTTTTTTATAAATAAGTTATTGTTTAAATAAGCCACTTTAGCAAAAACAATGATTTATTTCATTAAATGAAGTTTCGCCTGCAAACCACCTTCGGGTGGTTTTTTTACACCTAAGGAAAAGTATATATGGCATTAAGTCCCTTGCTTAGCACAGCTTTATCCTCGCCTTTGACAGAAAAAGCAGCTTCTCTTTTACTGGCTGGTCAAGGCCGAACCATTATGGGTTTATTTGCTGATGTCACAATTGAGGAAAAACATAAAGATGAAGTAGAAATAACAGAACATCCAACAGATGTAGGTTCGCCATTTTCTGATCACGCTTATAAAACACCGCCTGAGGTGTCAATGAAGATTGGATGGTCTGAAAGCGCAGGGCGACTTAATGGGATGGTTGGGGATTCAATTCTTTCTGAAACGACGGGATTAATTGCGGTATATGAAGCCCTCCAAGCCCTGCAGGACAACTTCATGCGGTTAGTGGTTTCAACAGGTAAGCGCTTGTACACCAATATGCTTATTAAATCATTAACCTGTACAACTGACTTAACTACAGAAAATATTTTAATGATTGATATAACTTTTAAAAAAGTTTTCATCGTCCAAACATCAGAAACAACAGTACTGGTTGAAAATCAGCAAGCTCCAGAGTTAACAGCTCAAGTTCAAGACGCGGGAACTGTGCAAAAGAAAGAAATACAAACCTCATTATTGGGTCAAATCACTGGTAGTGCTCAAATAGGCGGAGCATGGGAGTAGATTATGGCTCTATTTGAGATTCCATTACTAAACACCAATCAAAAATTTAACATCACCCTAGATGGTACCAACTACAAATTAAAAATAACTTTCCGTGGGAGTAAATGGTTTTTAGATTTAATGGACACTGCGGAAAACTATTTGATAGCAGGAGTTCCTATGGTGATGGGTGATAATTTGTTTGCACAACATCAACATATTATTAAGGGGGGATTATATGTTTCCAATTCAAATGAAGATGAGACACAAACATTTAATGACTTAGGCAATAAAATCAAATTGTATTGGAGTGATGATTAATGTCAGAACAATGGATACGACAGTGCAAACTTACAGTGCAAGTTGACCAACACCAACCAAGAGCTTTAGATCTTTCGGAATATCATATTTATTTTCATATTTCCCAACCAACAACAGATGCTCCTAAGACTGCCGAGATTTATATCTATAATTTGTCCAAAATTAGAATGGATGAGTTGTGTGGTGTAGATGATCAGAAAGTAAGTGGTAAGGTCATCTTAGAAGTAGGATATAGAAGTTCGGGACTCGAAACACTCTTTAAAGGTGAGGTTTTTCAGTATCGCCGTGGTAGGGATAACCAAGTTGATACTTGGCTCTGCATATTGGCAGTATCGGGAAAGGTCGCTAAAACGGAACAAGTAGTAGGCATTTCTGTACCTGCAGGGACAACAGTAAATGAAACTAAAAATATTCTCTTAGAAGAATATGAGAAAGCTGGTCTACAACTTGGACATTCACCTGAATTATCTGATCAAAAGCTTATACGTGGTAGGGTTATTTTTGGTTCACTTGATATGAACATGCAGCAATTTAGTAAAGATAATGATCTTGCTTATACCTTGTCTGATGGTGAGATTCATATGCGAATTGTAGATAAATACACTCTCGAACCATTGCATATTTTAAACGCTAATACTGGTGTGGTTGGAATGCCTCAATTAACAACTGAAGGCCTACAAGTTACTTGCCTGCTAAATCCAAAATTAAAATGGGGAGGGAGAATACAAGTAGATATGACCAATTTACAGACAGAGTCTTACGAGGTTGCATATGGACAAGCTGGAGTAGATCAACCATTTAAAAACCCTAAATTGGCATCAGGAATAAACGGACAATTTATTATATGTTCAGCTGAACATAGCGGTGATAACCGTGGCAAAGACTGGTATACAAGCCTCACGTGCGTGGCTGTGGGAGGGACAGTGCCTAAATCTGGCATATCAATTACAGCGGTGGCAGATCTATGACAATCTCTCTAAATGAACGTTCACCAGATATGTTGCTGATAATTAAGGATGCTATTCGTGGAGAATTGGCTCATCTTTGGACATCACTCCCGTGTATTGTTGAGAGTTATAATCCTGAAGCCGTAACCGTGTCTGTAATTTCGACAATAAAAATACCCATTCGGGACAAATTTGGCGTTATCACAACAGTGGAGTTACCTCCTTTCGAAGATGTGCCTGTCATGTTTCCATGTGCTGGTGGTTTTACTATCACTCATCCAATAAATAAAGGTGACGAGTGCTTTGTGTCCTTTGCCTCGCGAAACATTGATATTTGGTGGCAGTCTGGAGGAGTGCAAAATCCTTTTGATACACGAAAACATGATTTATCAGATGGTTTTGCATTTTTCAAACCACAATCTCAGGCAAATAAAATAAGTAATATTTCCGAAACTGATCTTGAGATCCGTAATGATGCGAATACCTGCAAAATTCAAATCACACCTGATGGGGTGATTAACTTCATTGGAACCAAGTCTGTTTTTCATCATCCGGTTGAGATGCTGGATGGTGTTAAAACCTTCGGTGAACTTACCAATAATGATGTTGATGTCGGTTCTAACCATCCGCATACCGGAGTTCAGCCGGGTAATGGAAATTCAGGGCCACCGAAACCATAATATTTGAGGGGCGCGAAAGCGTCTTTTTTATGCGCTATAGAAAATTAGATGAAGATGATGACTACCTATTTGGATCGGGGGGCAGCAACTTTCATATTGATTCACCAGAGGCGGTCGCCCAAGCCATTATGACTCGCTTAAGGTTATGGATGGGTGAGTGGTTTGCTGATACTTCAGATGGTACTGGTTGGAATCAATCAATACTTGGAAAACAATCAAGCAACTTGTATGAACTCACACTAAGGCAACGCGTACTGCAAACAACAGGTGTACAAAGCATAGAGGGCTTTCAGAGTTCTCTTGATTCAACAAGTAGGAAACTCACGGTATCCATGACGGTGAATACGATTTATGGATCAATAGATTTGAATGAGGATCTAGCAACATGACACTAACGACCGTTGCGCCAGTGATTACAGACACGGGGCCAGTGGCTCCAACATACTATGAAATAGTTGATTATTTTAAAACCAAATATAAAGGTATTTATGGTGAAGATGCTTATTTAGAAAACGATAGTCAAGACGGTCAATGGATTGGAGTGTTTGCGCGTGCAATTGCTGATGTGAATGCCTCCATAATGGATACATACACTTCTTTCTCACCTAAGACGGCGACAAAGGATGCACTATCTAGAAATGTAGCTATTAATGGAATCGGTCGACAATTGCCTACATTCTCCACAGTTGATTTAGAACTTATGGGTGATGTTGGCGCAGAAATTACAAAAGGTTATGCGCTAGATAATAATGGCAATCAATGGTTACTTCCTGATTTAGTTATTATCCCAAATAGCGGGAAAATAATTGTTAAAGCGACAGCTAAAAAATCAGGTGCAGTATTAGCTATGAGCAACACTGTTTCAACTATTGGTAAACCAACACGAGGTTGGAAGGCCGTTAATAACCCCGTTATGTCATCACTAGGTATACCAGTAGAGTCTGATACCAAACTTAGACAACGACAAGCATTATCTGTCGCCATTCCTTCTCAATCGAAAACAGACAGTATCAAAGGTGCTATTTTTAGCTTAGAGGGTATTTCGCGTTGTAAGACATATGAAAACGATACGAAAACTGTCAATAGTCTTGGCATCCCCCCAAATACTTTATGTGTGGTTGTAGCTGGGGGTGATGCTACGGAGATTGCAGGGATAATGCGTGCGAAGAAAAGTTTGGGATGTGGGTGGTATGGCAATGTCGATGTGACAGTTATGAATGCTTTTGGGGAAGAGGAAACAGTTGCTCTATATAGACCAGATGTCATCAATATTGGTTTTAAACTCAACGTGGTTGGATCTGCAAAATATACAAAGGAAATTGAAAACAACATAAAACAGAATCTTGCAGACTATGTGAACCAATTGGATATTGGTGATCGAATCATGATGAACAAGCTGTATGTTCCAGCAGGTCTTTTTGGAAACCTTGACTCAGAAACCTATCAAATCGACTTAATTGAGATCATTGCAAATAGTGAATCTATTACAGGTGATTATGCTCTTGGCTTTAACGCCGTAGCTTATTGCAGTATCGAAAATATTGAAATTAATACATCAGGAGGGTTCTAGTGGATGCAAACAAATACATTCGTCTACTTACAAGCCAACACCGAGACAAACCTAAGTTTAGACAAACTGTTGAGGACTCAATTAACCCATTAATTGATTGTCTCGAATGCTTAAATATTTTAGGCGATAAGTTTGAATTAGATATTGCTGAAGGTGACCAGTTGCAAATTATTGCAGATTGGCTCGGTGCTCCAAACTCAATACCAAATTCAATTCCAGTTGCCTACTTTGGGTTTCAGGATCAGCCTGCAACATTGCTTTGGCGTGAAACGAGTGATCCGAGCTCCAAGTCAGGTTTCTGGCGTGAGTCAGGTATGAGTGGCTATACCGCGCTCAAAATGTCACCACAGTTATTTAAGCGAGTGATCAAAGCAAAAATACTGCTGAATAAAAGTAATTGTACTGAGCAATCAGCGAAAGAAATTATTTCTCTGGTGATTGATAAACCATTCAAATTTAAAGACAACAAAGACATGACCATCACTTTTTCATTCTTAACCAGTTATGAAATCTTTGAGCAAGAGTTAGTCAAATTAATGTTTCCTCTACCATCAGGGGTGAGGTTGCTTTTCGAGGGTGAAAATGAGTATTGATAAATTAACCGAATTTTCTAAAACAGGTGATAAAAATACCGATGATCTTGATTTAGAGAAAGGTTTTCCAATTAAGTTACAGCCTGCAAGACAATGGTTTAATTGGCTGTTGAATAAAATAACCCGAAAAATTAATGAGGTTATTGATGGTTTAAATGATCAATATAATGACCTTAGTCAAAAAATTACCACTGTAGACAATAAGCTGCCAGATAAACTAGATAAAACAGCCACGGCAGCTGAGGCTGTAAAACTTGAAACAAATCGTGAGATTAAACTAAGTGGAGATGTATTGGGAGTTGGATTTTTTGATGGCTCAAGCGATTTGGACATTAATGTAGACTTAAAAGGTTTTGAAAGTTCATTGGATATCAATGGTTATAAGAAGTTTGGTGATTTAATTATTCAATGGGGAACTGTTGATTATGCGGCAAATCCGGGTGAAATGAACGTTAATGTTACATTTCCAATCGCTTTTCCGAACGCTTGTCTGAATGTGGGGCTAACTAGAAAACAGGCTGCTCAAGGAAGTAATGGTGATGGTGGAGCATCGTTGATTAATGCAACAACTGATTCTATGACAATAAGTTTACAAGTCTTTAACTCAACATCAATTGACTCATTAAGAGGGTTCTCGTGGATCGCAATCGGATTATAAACGACCTCTTAATTTAATCACTTTTGAAAATAAATGTTTTATAGCCGCCAGTTCAAAATGGCGGTTTTTATTGACTGGAGAAAGCGAATGGCAATGAATTGGAATGAGATCCTAAATAATACTAATAATTTAAATGACGTTTTATCTATCCTCAAAAAGATATTAGCGCAAATGGGCGATGCTGCTGATGGAGGATCAATTAGTGAAGCAATTAAAGAAATTGAAAAAATAAAAGGGGAGGTAAGCAGTTTATCGACATTTGTTAAACAGGAACTGCCCATTAACGTGTTTGATGTAGATGAGCAGCTAATTCCTCGTTTTTCCGCCGACTGCTGGACAATTGATGGGCCACGAAGTATGTCCTTCTGCCTTGTGGGTGAAGCTGAAGATGCTTTTGATGTCTATTTTACTTCACGACGTCAGAACGATTTCGCTGCAGCTATTTTCTTTAGCGAAGATCAAGCAATGCACCCATATTTG